TCACTGCCGATGTAGCAAGGTTTGGTTCTGATAAGGCTGTTATTGGCGTTTGGGAAGGCTGGGAACTTGTAGAAGTCTATGAGTTTGAAATAAGTAAAACCACCGAAATACAATCTTGCATACAAACACTGCAAAGTAGGTATAATATTCCTAAATCTAATTGTATTGTAGATGCTGATGGTGTAGGCGGTGGTGTGGTTGATAATTTAGGAGTGGTAGGATTTGTGAACAATGCACGACCTTTTGATGAAGAAGTTAGTGAGGGAAGAAAAGATACTCCTAAATATAGAAATCTACAAACTCAAATGCTGGTCTATTTAGCAGAGAGGATAATCAATGAGAATAAAATGTATATTTCCGCTGAACTATCCGAACAGCAGAAAGAACACATAAAAGAAGAACTGGATACAATAGAGCGGATTCCAGATACTGATGTGGTTACGCTTTTAGGAAAAGAAGATATAAAACAAGGTTTAGGGCGTTCTCCTGATTACAGGGATATGATGCTCATGCGTTGTTATTTTGAGTTTAAAAAACCTATAAGGAACAACCTAAATAGTCTTGCTTCATTTTTGTAGAGTGCTTCTTTTCCATTCAAAATAATAATAAAACATGGCTTTTGTGGTCTTTGAAAGGTGTATTTTTCTCGGATTATCTTCCTTTGCAAAAAATAAAGAAAGATATACAGTATCCAGCCCTATATCCTGTTTTAGGTCTTTGCGTTTTAGACCTAACTCCTCCATTTGGGACAAAATCCATTCTTCTGTAATAGTTTCTATAAATTCTGAATTCATGCTAAAAAATAAGATATAATAAACTCAGTATAATGAAAATAATAAATATAATTTGCTCCAAAGAGACCGAAAATTTTATATAAATGTTTTGCTCAAATGGTTCTTGTGAAAAAATGTTTTTCAATAATTTTATTAAATCCTTCATTTTCAAAAAAAAATTATATCTTTGTTTTTAGAAGTAAGGGGGACTTGCCCCCTTGTTTCAGAATAAAAGATTTGATAATCTTTGCTTGATTTGGGTTTTTACTTTTAAGAAAAAATTAAAACCTTTTTTCAATCTTCTGAAACTGATTTTAAATTCAAAATCAAACTTCATGAAAAACAAATTAAAAGTTAGACTTGTGAGGTGATGGCTCACATCATTGACTTTCAATGACAGCACAAAGATAGTAATTTGGTTTGTATTACACAAATATTTTACTATCTTTTTTTATACTTTTTATATTAAATTTTAACTTTAAATAAACCTTGTAATTATTTATTTTTCATATATTTGTTAAAAATAAAAACTATGAATGCTATTCAGAAAATTGAGAAGTATAAAAACAATAGAGCCTTACCAAATATTGGGAAATTTAATAAGGAATATATCGTAACAGAACATGAGATTTTCAAGAATAAATACCGCTATCCTGATAGAGAGGTAACCTCTGATTATATTGATGAAAACGGAGATAAAAAAATCAAAACAACTACTATTCCACTCAATAGAATAGGGCTTCCTTATCAAAAGAAAATAGTAAGCATTGCAACTACCTTTCTGTGTGGTGAACCTGTAAAATATACCAACAACACGCAAGATACTAATCTGTTTGATGCCTTTATAAAAGTTTTGGATAAAAATAAAATGAAGTTCACGGATAAGGAAATCGTTACTGCTGTGGGCAGATTTACAGAATGTGCAGAGCTTTGGTATCCTATCACAGAACCTAACGACTATTACGGATTTAATTCTAATTTTAGACTTAAAGCAAAAGTCTTAACTCCTGATAAAAACAAACTCTATCCTGTATTTGATGACAATGATGATTTAGTAAGTTTCAGTAGGGAATTTACCAAAGATGAAATCAAATACTTTGAGGTTTACACCAAGGATGAAATCATAAGATTTGAATATAAAAATGAATGGGTAGAGATAGAGAGAAAAAATAATCCGATAGGGAAAATCCCTGTGGTATTCTATAAGCAGGATGCCGTAGAGTGGGCAGATGTTCAGACAGCAATAGAAAGATTAGAGCAAATCTATTCTTATGCAGCAGAGAGTAACGACCGCTTTGCTTTCCCTATCCTAAAATTAAGGGGTAAGGTAGAGGGGCAGATGAGTAAAGATAAATCAGGTAGGGTTCTTCAATTAGGGGAAGATGCTGATGCTGATTTTGTAACGCCATCTAACGCAAACGAAAGCCTTGCAAAAGAAACAGATAGATTAGAAAGGGATGTCCACGACTTTACAGCAACACCTAATATTTCATTTGATAAAATGCAGGGATTGGGTAATATGCTGGCAGGAAGTTCAGCCGAGTTTTTATTCTTGTCTGCTCATCTTAAAGTAATGGAAAAAATGGCTATCTACATTCCAGCATTCCAAAGAAGAGCGAGTATCATAAAATCTTATCTTCAAATGATGAATGTAAGCCTTGCAAAGGAAGATTTGGATGTAGAGCCTGTAATCACTCCTTTTGTTATCAATAACGAGGCGGAATTTATCCGTTTCTTGATGGAGGCAAATGGCAATAAACCTATCTACTCTCAAAAACACACAATGGAGCGAGCAGGAGTAAAAAATCCTGAAATGATGATGCAAGAAATAGAAGACGAACAACTCCAAGCCACAGAAAAACAAAACGAAAAGCAATTTTTATAAGATAACAGACTTTTAAATTGTTTTTGTATTTTAGCACGATAAAATTATAAGACAATGAAAAGAAATGTATGTTTGTTTTTTGTGGTGTTTTTATCCCAAATACTTTTTGCTCAAACAGGGAAAGATGTTGAAAAATATTTTGCGATGATAGGAAGCGATATTAAATACACAGGGAAACATTTAGGGAACAGAAAGCCATTCATAAATAAACAAGAATTAGGTATAACAACCAAGGCTTATTTTATAAATTCAAATTACGGAGTTGGATTTGTGGAGTCAGATAAAGATAATTCTTTGATAGGGAAGGTAGATGTATTTAAAAGATCTGATAAAGATATTTCTTCAAGTAATTCTTGGATAGATGTAGTTTCATATTATGATAAAAAGCAAAACTATGTTTCTGCAAAATTTGGATTAACAACAGATGGGGATTTTGAGACAGGAAAAACATTTGATACTTTAGAAGAACTTTTGACTGAATTAAGAGGCGCTTATAGTCAAAATCTACAAGATTTAACTTATTCTGCAGTCTATGAGGATGACAACTACACATATAGTTTTATGGTAATAAAAAACAAATTTATTTATACTTTGAAACAAAAATGATAGATTAAAATAACTTTATGCAACCCTGCCTTTTGGTAGGGTTTTTTCGTATATTTGTGTTTAACTAATAACTTGAAAACTAATTTGATTTGAACCATGATAACTTGCATCGTATTGCTACGGAGCGTTATATCCGTGATGTAGAGAAAGCCTTTCAAAGACTTATCTCTCAAACGGCTTCTGCGGTGGTAAAAACTAAACTCAAAAAAGAGTTATTCCAGTTTAAAAAGAATCCGAAAATAACAGAAAGGATAGCCCAAATATTATCCGAATATGAAAATAGCCTTTTAGGAATTATCTCTACTGGTTCAGCAAGGCAGTGGAATTTTGCTAATGAAAAATACAATTATCTGAAAGCCTTAACGCTGAATAGAATAGCCAACAAAATCCCAAAAGAAGTGTTCCAAAAGGAATTGCTAAAAGTAGCAGCAAACACACAAAACGCAAGGGCTTTATTGTCTTTTCAGCAAAGGAAAACAAATGGATTTACGCTTTCTGATAGAGTTTGGAATATCACTAAACAAGCCAAAGAAGAACTGGAATTAGCCATAGATTTGAGCCTTACAGAAGGACAAAGTGCCAATGCTCTCGCAAGAGCAATACGAAAACACCTTAACAATCCTAATTCCTTATACAAGAAAATAAAAGACAAGCACGGCAATTCTGTTTTGTCCAATAATACTGAATACTATCATGTAGGTCAGGGAGTGTATAGGTCGGCATATAAAAACGCAATGAGACTTGCACGAAATGAAATAAATACCGCATATAGAACATCTGAACAACTTAGAATAGAACAGAACAACGATATTGTAGGAGTGGAAATACACCTTTCGCCAAGCCACAAAATCTATGACATGTGCGATGAGCTGAAAGGTGTGTATCCCAAAGATTTCAAGTGGGACAAATGGCATGTGAACTGCATGTGCCACCGCAGAACCATTATGAAGACCGATGCAGAGTTTATCCGTGAGCTTAAAAATGGGCTAAATCTACCTCCTGAAACATCAGAGAATTTTGTGTCTGATGTGCCAAAGCAATATAAAGACTGGATAAAGGAGAATGAGGATAAAATGCAGAACTGGAAGCGCAAGCCAGAGTTTATGGAGCGAAACGAGAAGTATTGGAAAGGAAGCACAAAAAAGTAATATAATTATGTGTTTTTATAAAAAAATAAATTATATTTGAAAAGTATATATTATCTTTTTTCATTTTTTATTTATTGAACTCGGCCTCCTTTATGGGGGCTTTTTTCATTAAAAAACCACCAGCAGAACTGGTGGCATAGTTAAGAAAAATAAAGTATAACAAAACTTAGAGCTTTTAGCTTAAAAATTCTTCCAGCCATTCTTCGGCTTCATTTTCATTTGTTGGTGTAGGAACATCTACTTTTAGGCTTTCAGGTTCGCTGTTCTTTGTGGTCATTGTTTCGCCTTGTAGATTTACACAAAAATAACCTTTTTCTGTTTTTATTTCATGGAGGTTATGTGTTCCATAATTCGTAAAAGAAAACCCTTTGTTCATCAAAAATTCTGAAAAATTAAATGTTTTATTCATGATTATAATATTTTTACTTTGCCGTTGGATACTTCCGCTTTAAAGAGGATGATAACCTGTCCTTTGTAACTTGCTTTTGCTGTTATAATTTCTTTCCTCTTTTCTAAATCTAATTTGGTTTCTAATTGTGTTTTTATCTTAACCATTTTAAAACTTCTTCGGTTATAAATATTGGGCTTTTCCGCTGTTTCAAACTTGCATATCCGCCAGAGAGTAACTTTTCAGGGTAGTATCTTGATTTTAATAAAGCGTAAACTTTTCTTCTATCCTGTCCTGTTGCTTCACAAAAGTCGGCTAAATTCATTGTTATTTTTGATGAAATGGAAACAAGGTAAGCGTATTTCATCGATTCAAAAACAGTCAAATCCGTTACTTTCCTATCTAAAATATCTCCCATTGTATCAAAAAGCGGTTTTTAAAATTTAAATTTTAATTTATGGGGCTAAAATACTTATTTTAAAATAAATAAGCAAAGTTATTTAAAGTATTTTTGAGCATAAATAAAAATTATAAATTCATGTTTGAACAAATCTTAAAAGGACTTAAAACTAAATACAAAGATTTAGGGTTAAGTGAAAATGTTTTGAAAGCTACCGCAGAGTTTTTGAGCGGAGCGGTCAAAGAAGAGAGTGAAATTGAATCCGCTGTTGCGGGGGTAGGGGGAATGTTGAAAGTCCAGCAGTCCATAGCAGACCAAAACAGAACCTACAAAGCCAAGATTGAAGAACTTGAAAAAGGGAAACCTGCTGAACCTGCTCCAAAAGAGCCAAAAGAAGAGCCAAAACCAAATGATGAAATGCCAGATTGGGCAAAAAAACTAATGGAAGGCTTCACGGCAGTATCCCAAAAAGTAGAGGGCTTCGAAAAGGACAAGCAAAACTTAAGCAACGAGCAGAAATTGATTTCTAAACTCAAAGAACTGGGAGTAAATGAAAACTTCTACAAACTTCAAATCGCAGGGAGAACATTCCAAAACGATGAAGAAATAGAAACATTTGCTAACTCAGTAAAAGATGCAGAGGCTGGTTTCCTTCAACAACTAAATGACACAAAATTAGGAGATGTAAATCCTCCAAGTTTTGGCGGAAAAAACATCAAAGCAGAGGAAATAAGCCCTGATGTTCAGGCGTATATTAAACAAAAAACTCAAAACAATGAAGGGAATTAACACAGATTTCAGAAAGGGAAGACAAATCGTTGTCTTTGACCAAGTTGATGCTACCATTCCAGGCGGAGTGCATATTGACAAAACAGAAGCATCAGCAAGATTTACAGATGGAATTATTCCAGCTGGGACAGTAGTAGTTCCGCACACAAACGGAACTTATAAGCCTATAAAAGATGCATTGACTGCAGCGAATGTAAAAGATGCCGTAGGGCTTACCATGTCAGACATCGTGATAGATGACTATCCATTAGTTTCTATCGTAGTAGCAGGAATAGTAAGGGTAAGTGCTTTACCTGACAAAGAAAAAACAGGTGCTGAATTTTTGAAAACGGCATTGCCAAGGATTACTCAAATCTAAGAGGTAAAAACTAAAAACCATTTAAAAAATTAAAACATGAGTGTAATAAACGCAAATACGATTATTCCAGAGTTTAGAGAGGCGGATATGGGAGCAATCCTTAATTCTAATCCGCTTGGGAATTTACAGGTTTTCAAATTTTTTCCTACGGCTTTTAGCACAGGGCTGACATTTGGAAACTTGGAAGGAGAATTAGGAGCGAAAATAATGGCTGATGTAGTGGCATTAGACAGTAATGTTCCATTGAAAGGGAGAGAGTTTATTGAAAAAATCAAGGGAGAGATTCCGAAGATTGAAGTAGGTAGGTCTAAAAATGAAAGAGACTTTTTCCGAATCAAAGAATTAAGAAACGCTGTTGCTCTATATCCTAACAATGCTAACATTAAAAGCCAGCTTATCAATGCTATTTATGATGATGGTGTTTTTGTAGTGGATGCAATCAATGCAAGATTGGAGCATATGGGTAAATCGCTATTGTCAAAAGGTCAATACATCGTAAAGGATGGAGTGAAAATTGACTTTAAAGTGAAAACAGAAAATGCATCTTTGGACTGGTTCTTACCTGCAAACAAGGACACATTTGACCCTATTGAGGATTTTAGAAAAGCACAGGCAGAAGCGCTTAAGAAAGGATTCCGATACACTACTGCGGTAATGGATTTGGCTACTTTCAACCAGTTTGTGAAGTCTAAAAAAGTAGTTGCATTTACAGCATCTTTTGCACAAAATGCATTAGGAATTTCTCAAGAGCCTACATTGGTTCAGTTGAACACAGCTTTGGCTGCTCAAAATTTACCAACAATTACCATTTGGGAAAGTTATGTAAACGAGGAAGCGAAAGATGGAAGCATTACAGCTACCAGCGGTTGGGAACTTGGAAATATTCACTTGGCAACTTCAACAGATTTCGGTGCAACGCAATACACTATTTCCCCAGAGGCAAATATTGACTTAAATGAAACTTCAAAAACAACTGTTAATGATTTCATTTTAGTGTCTGTATTGGGACATGCGAACCCAATGAGAGTGCTTACAAAGGGGACAGCATTTGCTACGCCAGTGCTTAACAACACAAGACAGAAACTTATCTTGAAAACTAAACTTTCATAATGAATATAGGGGATTACATTAAGGAAAAATTAGCAACTTGGTCTGTGGATTTATCAGCGGACAGAATAGATGCTGAACTCACAAAAATAAACCTTTCATCTTCTGATGAAATAGGGAGAGAGACTAATTTGGATTTGTTTTTCTACAATGTAATCCCTGACATTATGATGCAGCCAAGCAGTATTTCAGAGGGCGGTTATTCTGTTAGTTTTGATAAGGATGTAATCAGAAGTTATTACAATTTTCTTTGTGGGAAGTTGGGGAAACCTAACATGTTGGAGCAAAACAATAGCATAAAAGACATTACAAGCAGATGGCAGTAAAGCAATATCCATACAGACTAAAAGCGCTAATTCATTCTGAAGGATATTTTGATGAATCTACGGCAGAATGGACAGAGGGAACATCAGAGTGGGTAGATTTTGGAGTTTGCCGAGATGAAGGTTCAACATCCAAGAAACAAACCGAAGATGGCGAGTTTTACATTCAGACTTCTGTAATATATGCGCCAAAATCTATTAAAAACATAGACAAAGGCACAAAAGTGCAGGTTTGGAATGGGGAAGAATTGAGATTAGAGGGGAATGTCGTAAACTTTGTTAAAGACCAATTACACGCAAGGATATGGCTATAATACCAAGATTTAATATGGGGGATTTTGAAAGGATGTTCCAGCATGCAGAAGACCATGCAGAGGAGCAGTTTATCAGAATCCTTAAATGGGTAGGCGAAAAGGCGGTAGATGAGGCAAAAGAAAGCGGAAACTACCAAGACCACACGGCTAACCTTCGTAACTCTATCGGATATGTAGTTTCAGTAGATGGGCAGGTTGTGGATGAGAACTTTAACGCTTCTAAACACGGCACAGAGCCAAGTAATGAAGACCCTTTAAAATATGGCAGAACTCTCGCTGTTGAAGTCGCTCAATCCAAACGAGGAATTTCCCTTGTGGTAGTAGCAGGTATGAGATACGCTTCTTATGTAGAGAGCAAGGGCAGAGTAGTTTTAACCAGCGCAGAGCAGTTTGCCTCTCAATATCTGCCTAATTTATTAAAACAATTAAAATGAAGAAGACAGTATTAGATGGTAAACAATGGATTTTAGACCTGCTTTTAAGGGCTGGAATAAACAATGTTATCAGTGGTAAAATCTACAAAGATAAGCGCCCTGCTAACAGCCAAAAAGAGGATATTGTGATAAACTCCCTTACAATGACTAACCATTTTTTGCAGAATGGAGTTTTTAATGTGAACTGCTATGTTCCGATGATTGAGGTAAAGGTAAACAATGGGATAACCCAAAAACAGAAGAACGCAAAACGCCTTAAAGAAATTTCAGATGCTGTTTATTCTGCATTGAGTGAGGTTTGGGAAGAAGAATTCAATCTTGAAGTTGTTAATCATCAAGAATTTGAAGAAGATAATTTTAACTACTATAATTTTAGAATAAGCCTAAACGCTTATTATTAACCAATAAACTAATAATCAATATATTATGGCAAAGGAAGTAAATATCGGTATTGCTTCAATAAAAGTTGGAGATATCGCCTCTGATGGAGGTATGGGAACTGTTTTAGCTCCACTGGGAGAAACAGCAGAAGATTCTTGTAAGCTGACATTCGGTGACCAAGAAGAAACGGCTTTCTATGTGGAGGAACACGATAACCCTATCCATGTGGAATACAAACAAGGGGATGTTGATTTGACATTCAATATCTACGAATATGATTTTGACACTGTAGTAAAAGTGTTTGGAGGAAGCGTAGACTCTAATGTTTATAAAGCACCTGTAGTGCCAGTAACGATTGAGAAATCACTGGAACTAAAACCAAGAAAAGGGAAAACATTTAAATTCCCAAGGGTGTCTATCACGGCTAAATTCACTTCTGACATTGGGAAGAAAAACCTAATGGCAATAGAGGTAAAAGCAAAAGTTTTAAGCCCTAAAAAAGAGGGAGAGCCAAGATTTACGCTAAGCTAATTGTTTTTTTAATCTTTCTTTAAAGCCTGTCTGCGAGTTTATCAGGCAGGCTTTTTTTAATGCAGATATGAACGATAAAAAGTTAGAACAAGAAGAAATCAACCTGCTTTTAGATAAGGGTTTTGAAATAGAGGTTTGTGTTTTAGGAATCAAGAAAACTTTTAAATGTAAAAAGATGAGTTTAGGGCGGATGCTGAAATTATCAAACATATTCATCAAAATGGAAATGGATGAAGAACTATTGACATCAGGGAGTTTTCAGGAGCAAATCGCTATGCAGTATCAGGCGGTTAGCAAGAACACAAAGAATGTAGCAAAGGCAATGGCGGTGTGTTTTGCAGATAATTTTCTTGTCAGAAAGTTTTTAGAATGGTATTTCCTGAAAAACTATACACCTAACGAACTTTTAGAGTTTGCTCAAAACCTTTTAAAGACTGCTAATTATGCAAATTTTATAACCTCTATCGCATTGATGAACGGAAACCGACCGACCAAAGCAAATCCGATAGAGAAGAAATAAAATCTATCTACGGCATTATGGGGCAAATATGCCATCATTACGGCTGGACATTAGATTATCTGCTTTGGGAAATAGACTGGCGTATTGTTCAAAGAATGCTGATAGATACTCCGTCTTATGACTCGGAGAAAAAGGAGGGAAAGGAAGTAATAAAATACGAAGAACAGACAGCGGAAGAACTGGAAGAGTTATTCAATATGTATAAAAACTAATAATCAATGAACACAAATCAAGGGGCTTTATATTTCGGTGCTGGAATAGACATGAACGAATGGCGCAGAAACATCACAGAGATGCGACAAGATATTTTAGGTCTTACCCAGCAGACACAGAGGGAAACACAGCAGATGGACAGCGCTTTTAAGAATCTATCAATAGGCATTGGGGCTTATTTTTCTGTTCAGGCACTGCAAGGTTTCACACAGCAGCTCATCGGTGTAAGGGGAGAGTTTCAGAAAACTGAAATAACCTTTGGTACGATGCTGAAAAGCGAAGAGAAAGCACAGGCTCTTATGGGGGAAATGGTGGATTTGGCAGCAAAAACGCCATTTGGATTAACAGATGTTACCGATGGAGCGAAAAGGCTTTTGGCGTTTCAAG